GCCCACTCGTCCCTGCGTTTCAGCCCTTCCGCCACTATCTCGTCATAGCGGCGGTTGAAGTCCTCGATGTCCTTTTCCGTCAGCTCGCCGTTCTTGTCGGAGATAAGCTGTGCCCAGTCATCGTACAACTGCTTCAGCTCACCGTTGATGAGGTCTTCCATGGAATAGCTCAGCAGGGCTTTCTGCATGTCCGTGGCGAAGTCCTCGGCAAAGTCCTTGGAGGTTTTCTTCATGTCCATCAGGTTGGAGATGAAGCTGTCCTTCATGCTGTCGAAACTTATCTGGGTGATGGTCTCGCGCCAGCTGTCGGTCAGTTCCTCTATCTTTCCTGCCTGGTCCGCGTAGTCCTGCAGCTTGTCCAGCACATCATTTCCATAACCGCCCTTGCCGGTGTTCTTGATGTACTCGGCTATATCCACATTGGAGAGGAGTTTCTTCATCTCCTCCGGTGTAAGGCTCCAGATGCTGCCGTCAAAGTTCTCCTTCACGTTCTGCCTTATCCATGCCGTCTGGTCATCGGAAAAGCCGTTCCAGTAGTAGTTCCAGCTGTGGTGGTGCTTCCAGTAGCCTGCCTGTGCCTGCGCGATGCCCAGGTAGTTGGCGTTGGTCTCCTCCTGGTTGCGCTTGGCCTGCTCGTAGGCATCGGTGGCTTTCTGACCGTAGCTTTTCTCCATCACGTCAGTCAGGTCCTCGATGGCGTTCTGCAGGAGTTCCGTGCGCTCGGTCAGGTTCTCTATGGTCTTTTTCACCTCCGCCTCATTGCCGTTCAGTCCGAAAAGGTCATCAATGCCGAACCACCCGGCAATGCCGCTGAGCAGTCCCTGCACGATGTTGCCCACGTCCTTGATGACATCGATGATGATTTCGGGAAGTTCCTCCACCACCTTGTTTATCGTGTCGGCCACCTTGTCAAGCAGGTCGTTGATAAAGCCTTTCGGGTCATCGCCCAGCGCGTCAAGTATCTGGAGTATGGCACCGACGATGCCGCCTATCTTGCCACCCAGTTCCCCCAACGACTTGCCGATACCGTCAGAGCCTTTGGAGAGCGAGGTGATGAGCTTGGTGATGCCGTTGGCAAAGCCGTACAGCGAGCCGTCAGACATCTCGTTCAGGTAGCCGGTGAAGTTTTTGATGCCCTGTGCCGCCGCGTTGGTGTTGTCGGTGAGGGTTTTCCGTGCCTTGTCGCTGGCCTCCTGCGCCTCGTTCTGCGATGCTGCCGTCGCATCGACCTTGCCCTGCGCTATGTCCACCGCTTTCTGCGCGATTTCCTTTGAGGCATCGTCGGTGGCGTCTGCAAGGTCTTGTTGCGCCTGTTCCAAATCGGCCACGGCCTGCGTGTGGGCGTCGGTTTTCTCACGGAGCGTGCGCACGCTGTCCTGATAGGTCTTCACGTTCTCGGCGATTGTGCCCCATATCTTGAAGTTGAAGGCACTGGTACTGTTGCCGCCGGTCTCGTCCTTCAGTTTCGCCTGAAGGTCGGTATATACTTTCTTGTTTTCCGCCGAGAGTTTCTTGAACTCTGAGGTCTGCATGTACTCCTCTATCTTGGCGAGTGTCTCTTTAGCCATGTCTTTGAGCACGTTGCCGACGCCCTCGAAGGTGGTGCTCCAGTCTATGTTCAAGGCGAGGTTCTGGGCATTGGTCTGGCTGACGGCAGCGTCACGCTCCTTTTCGAGCTTGCGGACTTGCCACCGCTTTTCCTCCGCCGTGCCTTCACCCTCGTTCACCTCACGTATCTTCTCTGCATATTCCTTGGCGATGGCGTATTTCTGCTCCTGAAGCGTGCCATACTCGCGCAGATAGTCCACCATGGCCTGAAGTTCGTTCTTCAGGGATTCCTTGTCGATTTCCTCCAACCCCTTGCGCTGTGCTTCCTGTGCCAGCCGTAGCCGTTCCGCAAGGGCATTGCCCTGCTCTTCCGTGAGATTTCCGCCCTGTGCATCGCGCCACTTGGCCTCCTGTGCCTTTATCTCGGCTTCCTCTTTCTGATAATTGAACCTTATCTGTCTGATACGCTTGGCGCTGCCTTCTGCCATCTGGCTGATACTTTCCTGCTCGTTCTCCTGACGGAGCCGTGCAAGTTCTTCTGCACGTTTCTGTTCGGCCGCTTTCTCGCGCTCCAACTCTTTCTGCCTGTCCTTGTCACCGTTTCCACCGGTCGGCTTGTGCTCAGGCTTGGTATGACCGCCGATATTGCTGTTCTTGCCTATCTCACCCATTTCTTTGGTCAGGTCTTCTGCCTGTTTGAGCAGGTCGTCACGGAGTTTCTCGGCATCGGCGATGACCTGTTCCTTATTCTTCTCGTTCTCCTCCTTGATGATGGCCGACGCGTCTATCTGACCGTTGGTCTCGCTTTGCGCAAAATAAAGGAGAGACTGCTTGAACCACCCCATGGAGCCTTCGACATCATCGGCATCGGTCGCCTTCAGTTTGTTCACCTTGTCGTCGGCTTCCACGGCCTTATTGACCAGTGCCTGCGCCTTGGCTTGCAGAAAGAGCATCTGGATATAGTCGGCTGCTTTCTGTGTGAGGACATCGTACCACTCGGCAACGGTGTCGTAGTAGCCGAACGCCTCGCCGTACTTGCGGTTCAGTTCTTCGGTCTTCTTCTTTTCCTCTTCCTTGCTGCCGGTGAACTCTTTCAGTTCGCGAATGGTATTGTTTATCTCGAAACGGGTCTTTATCATCTGCGCCCTGCCCTCGCTCTCCACCTCGATGAGTTCCTGCGCTTTCTGTCGTGCCTCTTCCTGTGCGTCGCTGTATTTGTTGAACAGGACTATCAGACCGGTAATGACTGCGGACAAGCCCAGCGTGAGGGTAGCCATGAGTGCCGATGCCGCTGCGGTGGAGATACCGAGCGATGCCGCCAGCCTTGCATTGGCCGCCGTCAGCAGGTTCTTCATCTTCACCACCGTCACCAGACGGAACGCGGAGTCTTTGTTAAGGGTGTTGAATACCTGCTGCAGCCCCATCGTGACGGCCATGACAGACTGCACCCTCGCCTGTATCTTGGCAAGGTTCTCGTTCTCGGAGGCGAACAGCGACACGGCACCGGTAGCAGCGGTAAACATGCCGGACAGACCGCTGATACCGGACATGAATCCCTGCAGATTTGCATCGTCATTGGAGAGTATCTTGGTCTGGGTATGGAGGTCGGCGATGGTGTCGGACAGCAAGGCTGCCTTCTCCGCCATCTCGCGGTACTCTTCCGTGTCCTGCTTGCCCTCCAGTCGCATCTTGGCCATCGCGTCCTGCAACTCGCGCAACTGCATGGCCAGACGCTTGTTGCTCTCCCGGTTTTCCTCCTGCTCGCGTGTGAGGCTGGCGAGTATCAGTTTCTCTTCCTCCAGCGCTTTCTTGGCCGCGTTGAGTTCGGCGAGGGCTGCTGACTGGGCGTTTCCGGGGGCTGCGTTCTTGTAGGCTTTCTCTAATTCCTTGATACAGGACGTGGTGTACTTCACCAAGTCCTTGCTCTCGGCGATACGCTCGGCAAGGGTCTTCTGCGCCACTGCCGCCGTGGTGCTGGACTCGGAGAGCTTGCCATGCTCCTTCTCCAAGTCGGACACGGCCTTTTCCGCCTGGCGGTGCTGTTTCTCCAGATAGACGAGGGTATTCCGTTCCTCGTCCAGCACCTTACGGCAAGCCATGACATCGGCGGCGAGTTCCTTCTGGGCGGTACCGGGTTTCATGCCTGCAAGCTGCCGCTCCATACGGCTGAGGTCCGAGGCCACGCCGTCAATGACCTTGTGCTGCTCGGCTATCTTGGCGTTCACCAGCTCGGCCGCTTTCTTGGCATTGTCGATGAGGGTGTCGATATGCGCGTTGGCATTGTCGATACCGTCACTCAGTTTGTCCTTCATCAGGAACTCTATCTCTACGGGCTTGCTCATGCTTTCAATTCAGTTTACTTTGAAAAAATCCTGCTATGTCCTCGGCTTCCTCCTCGGCGGTCTTGCCGCTGTCGGGTCTGCCGGCTTTCTTCTTGATGTAACGTGGGGCGTCGCACAGCATCATGATGAGGGTCTGGTAATTCACGCCGTGGAGTATGTAATCCACGCTCCAGCCTGTCGCGCTGGCTATCTGCCACACGAATCCGAAAGGGCTATGGGAACCTTCATACTCGGTCCTTAACTCCCCTTCTTTCCTTGGCTCAGTCTCAGCTTCATCGGATTCGTCCGTTCCGCGGATCTGATAATACTCATAAAAGGGCCTGTGCCCATCAGTCGCTCGAACTGCTCGGTGGCGGCCACCTGGTACCGGTACGCCACGAAGTTGCGCACGAGCCACGCGGTCAGCCCCACAAACAGATGGCGGGATATATACCCCCTGCACACGGTGTAGGCGATGATGCGCGACAGGCGCTTGCCGTGTCTGGCCATGAAACGCATCTGCTCCAGCTTGGGCAGTGTCCGCACCTCCTCTGCCGTTGTGTCCATCTCCAGATACTGCCGCCCGATTTCTATCTGCCCTGCCAATGTGGGGCGTTTCATGGTGATGCGCACCTTCAGGGGTTTCTTGCGGAACGGCAGCCGTATGTCCTTAAACGGCACGGAGACACCCCTGTCAAGGAGTGCCTCCGCCGCTTCTTTTTCGATTGCTCGGTTCATGCGCTACTCCCCTGGTTTGGTATCGGCCACATCATAGGGAGCACTGCCGTCATCAGGCGCGTTCACCGTCAACTGGCACTCTATCTTGGAGACTTCGGTCAGGGTGAGCTTGCCTCCGAGGTTGGCCATAAGGGTGGCACTCGGTATCGTCACTGTCTGCCCGCTCTTCAGCTGAATCTCACACTTGTCTCGGAGTTCCACAAGGTCGGTCGGGGCTTTCCAACCGGTATAGGCTCCTTGCGTGCCGACAAGCGTACCGCCAAGGGCGAGCTGGAGGTTCTCGTAGTCCAGCTGTATGAGGTTGAACGTGGGGGCTATCGTACCGTTCTTCGTGACGAGGGTCAGCACGGGGGCACCGGGCACCTGTTCGGCTTCTACATCGACCTTCTCGGGCTTGGCTCCGCCCCAGTCCCAACTGCCTTTCTCTATATAGCCGACGGTCTTGTCTCCAAACTTTACGACACCTATGCCGTACATGAATTTCTTACTTTCTGCCATATTCTTTTTGTTATGATTGTTAATACTGTGCCGGTCGCCACTCCGACAATAAAGGCGATGAGAAGCATCTTCCACGGATTTGAACTGCGTTCTTTTTCCGTTCTGGCTTCATTCTTCTGTTGCTCCAATGCTTTCTTGTAGCTCGCCATCTGGCGTTCATAGTACTCGCACTGGCGTTGCAGACTGTCGCAAGTGGCATACACAACGATGGTGCCACCTTTGTTCTGCACGGTTGCGCTGGCTCGTCCGTTCTTGGCTCGGTACTCTGCCTTTTCGGGTAGGTTAGTCAGTTCCGCCAGAGGTATCTCCAGTTTGGCTTCCTCCTGCGGTACTGTCTCCGTCCATGTCTGACGAACCTCGCTCTGGAGGGTGTCCGCGAATACTTGTTTCACGCTTTCCTCCGTGGCCACGCTCGCTTTTCGGCTTGTCGCGCAGCCCGACAAGAACAGGGCAGTCATCATGATGCTTGCAACTGTTCGCAGTGTCGATAGCCTTCCTAAGACGCGCCATCTCGCGCTTCGAGGCTTCGAGGTATCTTCTTGTCTCATTGAGTTCTTCCTTCAATGGTTTCACGATGTTCTCTACCAAGATACGGGTGGCATGCTCGGCGTTGTCCATACGCACCGTCTCGGCATCGGCTTCTGCCTTCATCGATTCCGCTTTCGCTTTCCTTATGGTAGCCCGCAGCGTGCATATTGCAACAATGGTAGCCACCAGACCTCCGCCAAGGAGGACGTTCAGGACTTCGCTGATATTCATGCCATCCATATTTTTACTGTTGGTATATTCCTATTGACTTGAGCCACTTGGCGACATCGAAGGCTGGGCAGGCTTTATTTATGCCCGGAAGGTCGCAATGGCCTACAATCTTGATCTGCGGAAAACGCTGATGGAAGTTCCGCACATAGTCGGTCATCGCCTTCAGCTGCGCAGGGGTGCGCGTGTCCTTGGAGTGCTTCATATCCTTGGTGCAGCCACCGGCATACACCACATGACGGCTCACACTGTTGTAACCCTTGGCACCATTGGTCACTTCCCACGGATCGACCTCCGCATCTTCGTTGTTATCGACAAGACGTTCCACCTTGCCGTCCAAGTGTATCAGGTCGGTATAGCCTACCTGCTTCCAGCCACGCCCACCCTTGCTTACTGGGTCAGTGTGCCAGTGGCGTATCTCATTCGAGGTTACCTCACGGCCTTCAGGGGTGGCTGTGCAGTGTAGGACTAAATACTTCATTCTCGCCATTACGCTTCAGCTTTATATCCGCTGGTCATTACAACACCTGCGTCTGCCTTCTTGAACATGCAGATGAAGTAGTGGCGGAAGTTCACCTTGTTGCGCTGGTACTCAGGGTCGTTCTCAGCAGCGCTCCAATACATCTTGGTGGAGCCAGTAGCCTTGAACACACGCTGTGTATAGAATGCGAATGAGCAGTGGAAATCACCTGCGGTATCTCCCTTGTCACCGACTGCCTTCTTCACTCCATTGGATGTGTAATAAGGGGTATTGGCAAATTCATAAATGTCAAAGCCGTAGAGCTTGCCCACCTTGCCGGTGTTGCGGTCGATGTTGTACTGCTCCTTGAAACGCTGGTCGGTCTCCAAGAGGTCATTCACGTGGTCGGTACACAATACGAGGCGGCGGTTCGTGGTCGGAACACCCAACTTGTCGAGGGCAGCCTTCATCGCAAGCACGTCCTTGGCGGTCATCTTGATACGTCCTGTAGTCGCGTCACGCTCGCCTGTAGTGGTCAGTACAGGGGTCTTGGCGGTGTTCTTCTGTGCGCAGAGTGCGTGCGCTGCCTTGGCGAACTTGGCATCGTTGATGGCGTTTGAATGGCTCTCTTTCACTCGGGCAATCTTGTCGTAGCTGATGGCGTACAACTCATCATCGGTGATTGGTGTTACCTTTGTCTGGAACTTGTCAAGCTGAATGGCGATGTCCTTGTCATCAAGTGCCTGCAAGGGGATTGGGTAGGTGGTGTTGTTGACAAGTACGTCAGGGTCCACACCTACCTCTACCAGGTGGATAACATCGTTATCGACAATGCTTGAACTGTCGGGGATGCCGTCAAGCCAAGTGCCGGCGAGGAACTCGCGGAGTGCCTTCACAAGCTCACCAGTCCAAATCTCTTTCAGCACGCCCTCGCGTGCCACTCCCACAGGCATTGCACCGCTCACGGCAAGCGCGACGGCATTGGCACCGACGGCACCTGCCACGGGCGACACGCCCAATGCCATACCGAATACGGCTCCTGTCATCGCATTGAACAGCACAGCCATAATCATGGTCAAAAATACTTTTGCTTTCATTGCTTTTTCTTGTTTTATTGGTTTGTACTAAAGTTCACACTCCATGCCGTACTCTTCCTTGTAGAGTCGCTTGTACTCTTCGGGCTGCTCCTTGCGGAGGGTCAAGAGTTCGCTTGACGGCACATCGCTCAGTTTCTTGTAGGCAGTCGGCTGCTGTGTTGCCGCTCCGCCCTGATGCCCGATAACGGCACTGAGTTTCATCTGCGGAGCCATGGCTGCGACAATGCGCTCCAGTTTCTCCTTGCCGACTTCCTTGCCGAGGTTGATGAACTCGTCCTTCTTGTCGGGGGCGATGCGCTTCTCCCCTACCGCCTTCTCCACGATGGCGGTGATGCCGGCAAGCGTGAGGGTCGCCTTCTCCTGCTGGAGTTTCTCGTTCTCTTCCTTGGCAGCCTTCAACTCACCGAGCTTGGCGTTGATGTCCGCCTCAGTTGCCGTTTCCGGCAAGCCCAACTGTAGGGCAATCTGTTTCTGTTCCATTTGTTTTTGATTATTGTTGTTCAACATTGGCAAGGGACATTCGCTGTCCTTGCCGAGGGTTATCTTCTTGCCGTCTTTCTGCAGCACGATGGCATCGTCATTGGCTCCTATGTCCACCAGGCTGACCTCAAACAGTTTGCTCTTGGTGACGGTGGGGCTGGTCTGCCCCTGCACCAATAGTTCGGGGTCCTCGCTTGTCTCCAGAATGTCAAGCCCTGCGCTCACCATCTTCAGACTGCCGAACTCGTACTGCTTCTTGCAGCGCACGGAGAGTTCGGAGGCTTCATCAAACATCAGCTCGCCGGTCACCTCACCGTCCTCCACCTTCAGGTCTTTCACATAGCCTATTACGTTACCGCGCTCGTGCATGTACAGCAGCACCGGGTTGCGCTGGTACTGCTCCACGTTCATACCTGCCGTCAGCACTCTTGTGCCGTAGCTGTTCAGGCTATCGTTGGTTATTCTTACTCGTTTTCCTTTACTCATGTCGTTGCTGTTTTTGGGCTGCACCGCCCGGTTTGCGACTGCAATATTACGAGGTAAATGTCTGTCCGCCAAAAAAGTGTGCAATGGTTGCACACTTCTATGAAACCATTGCACACTTTTTTGGAGAGCCACCGAAATCGTGGCACTTTTGCATAAAGAATCGGGGCGTGGTGTGCCCTGACGTAACGAACAAAAAACCTTATCAACATGACAAAGGCAGATATTGAAAAGAAGAAGTCGCTGGCACGCACGCTCTATCTCTCGGGCATGGAGCAGCAGGAGATCGCGGAGAAGGTGGACGTGTCGCGCGTCACCATATCCAAGTGGTGTACAGCCGACGGATGGAAGGAGGCGCGTGCCGCCAAGAACATCACCCGTCCCGAACTGGTGAACAAACTGCTGCTCACCATCGACACGCTCATTACACAGGTGAATGACTCCAACGACCCGGCACTCATCGCAGGGCTGGGCGACAAGTTGGCAAAGCTCTCGTCGGTCATAGAGAAACTCGACAAGAAGGCTAACGTGGTGGACGCCATCGAGGTGTTCATGGCTTTCTCCAGATGGTTGGAGTTCCGCTCACAGACCGACCCGGAAGTTACTCCCGAACTGATGCGTGTCATCAACAAGTACCAGGACTTGTACATCACCGAGCAGATGGGCATAAAGTAACGGAGGGCAGCCTATGGCAACAGCAGCGGAAAAGAAAAAGGCATACGAGGAATGGAAAGAGCGGTGCCGGCAGGTGCAGTCCATCACGGACACATCGCTTCTCAAAAGCGAAACGCCCGTGGAGAGGGATATGCGCATCAAGCGTCTGCTCAATAATTATGCAGCGTTCTGCGAGTATTACTTTCCACATTTCCTCCAGTTGCGCGACAAGACGACCGGCGAGGTCATACGCACCATTCACAATGCGCCGTTCCACAACGAGGCGGCACGCAAGGTGCGAAACACGCCCGACCTGAAGGCGGTGTTCATGTGGCCGCGCGGTCATGCCAAATCGACACACCTTGATGTTTTCACGCCGCTCTGGTTGATGTTCCAACCGAAGCGGCTCATCAACTTTATGGTGGTCGTGGGCAAGTCGGAGGATAATGCCGACCGACTGCTCGGCGACATTCAGGCGGAGTTGGAATACAACCAACGGCTCATCGCTGACTTCGGGCAACAGAAGAATGACGGTGGCTGGCAGGAGGGTGAGTTCAAGACCAAGAGCGGTGTGAAGTTCCTTGCCTGCGGTCGCGGTCAGTCGCCCCGTGGCCTGCGCGACCGTGAGTCTCGTCCGGACTACATCGTCATCGACGACTTGGACGATGACCAGCTGTGCCGCAACGAGAAGTTGGTGCATGACCTTACGGACTGGGTGAAGGAGGCGCTCTTCGGTGCGCTCGATGTGGGTCGTGGACGCTTCATCATGGTGGGCAACCTTATCAGCAAGAACTCTGTGCTCTACAACATCTCGCGCACAAAGGGCGTGTTTCTCTCCAAGATACAGGCGGTGGACCGAAACGGCGAACCAGTGTGGAAGGAGAAGTGGACGAAAGCGGAGGCACAGGCTTACCGCGACTTCGTGGGCTACCGCGCATGGGAGAAGGAGATGATGCACAACCCTATCGTGGACGGCACCATCTTCCGTGCGGAGTGGATTCGCTACAAGCGTCTGCCCAAGCTCGAAAAGTACGACATGCTGGTGTGCTACACCGACCCGTCGTTCAAATCGACCACTTCCAACGACTACAAGGCGTGCCGCCTGTGGGGAAAGATTGGCTCGGAACTGCATCTCATCGATGCTTTCGTGCGCCAGGCTACGGTCAGCGAGATGGTGCGGTGGCTTTACGACCTCTACGAACGTACACGCGACACGGTGGCTATTCAGTTCTTCATGGAAGCGAACTTCATGCAGGACGTGATTTTGGACGAGTTTGCCGTGGAAGGTGAGCTTCGTGGCTACCAGTTGCCCATCATGCCCGACAAGCGCAAGAAGCCGGACAAAATTCAGCGCATCGAGGCGGTCAGTCCGCTTTGGGAGCGTGGATTCGTTTTCTACAACGAGCGCAAGAAAGACGACCCCGACATGCAGGTGGGCATTGAGCAGACGCTGGCACTGGAGCGTGGCAGCCGTGTACACGACGATGCGCCCGATGCCGACGAGGGTGCGATATGGATTCTGCAGCGCAACACAAGACAGGAAAGTTTCAAACCGGTGTTCGGCAAGAGGCCGACCGCCAAAAACATTTGGTAACAATGATACAAGTAATAAAGGACATTATCTGGGGATGGCAGTGCAAGCGTGCCATCAAGAAAGCCAACAAGCTCTCAAAGCTGCTTGGCATGAAGTATTATGTGATTTACATGAACGGCTCGCTGAAGGTCGTACCGAAACGCACCATCCGCGAACTGGTTGCCAAGCACCGCTTCCGTAAAGGTGTAAAGGTTGCCGACATCGAGCGTCGTGCCATTTATGTGACGCATTAGGAAGGAGGCTTACTATGTTTATCACGGAAGAGGACTACAGAGTGGTCATAGGCGAAAATGCGCTGAAGGTCGTGTCGCAGGCATCGCAGGAGATACGTGACAATGCGGAACTGGAGGCTTGCGAGGAGATTGCCGGCTACCTCAGACCAAAATACGACACGGAAGCGGTGTTCTCGGCTGAAGGCGAAAACCGCAACCGTCTGGTAGTAATGTATGCCGCCGACATTGCGCTCTATCACATGATTGCCGCTATGCCCCAAAAGATGGGCAGCGAGATACGCGAGGAACGCTACGAGCGTGCGGTCAAGTGGCTGGAAGGTGTGCAAGCCGGGAAAATTATCCCCGACCTGCCGCTCGCCACCGACGAGGACGGCACACCGACAGGCGACCTGCTCATATTCGGTTCACAGAAACAATTACGACACAACTGGTAACGCTATGGATATAAAGAATTTTTTCAGCGGTATGTTCGGTGGCGGTCAGAACGTGCTGCACACACCATACGGCGACCTGCATCTTGCCAAGTCGTCAGACCGCAAGCGCGTGAAGAAGATGGTCATCGAACTGGAGCGCACCACCGATGCGCTCACGCGCAGGGACATCGCCGACTGGCGACAGGCTTGGCAGATGGCCATCAATGTGGACAGCCCGAACCGCCAACGCCTTTACGACATTTACCGCGATGTGGAGATTGACCTTCACCTCTCGGGTTGTGTGCGCCAGCGTGTGGGATTCGTCATGGCGAAGTCGTTCAAGCTGGTAGATGCCAAGGGCAACGAGGACGAGGAGGCGCACCATTATTTTGACCAGTCGTGGTTCAAGCAGCTGCTTGAATATGCACTTGCCGCCAACAACTGGGGACACTCGCTCATCGAGCTTGGCGACCTCACCACCGACGGCGACGGCTGCGTGTGCTATACGGACGTGAAACTCATTTCACGAAAGCATGTCATTCCGGAATACGGGCGTGTCATTCAGCAGCTCGGGCAGGACTGGACTTCGGGCATAGACTACCGCTCGGCTCCGTTTACAGACTGGCTCATCGAAGCTGGACGGCCTGACGACCTCGGACTGTATCTGAAGGCTGCCACGCAGACCATACCGAAGAAGAACATGCTGGCGTTCTGGGATTCATTCGGTGAGATTTTCGGTATGCCGATGCGCATCGCCCGCACCACCTCACGCGACCCCAAGGAGATGGGACGACTGGAGCAGATGCTGAAGGGCGCAGGGGCAAGCCAATACATGGTGGCTGGGCAGGACACGGAGATTGAGTTTGTGGAGAGCGGCAAGGGCGATGCCTTCAACGTCTATGACAAGCGCATCGACCGGGCGAACTCGGAACTCTCGAAACTCATCATCGGGCAGACCATGACCATTGAGGACGGCAGCAGCCTCTCGCAGTCGGAAACGCACCTGGAGGTGTTCGAGAACCTGGTGGAGAGCGACTGCACCATGCTGCGCGACATCGTGAACAACCAGCTGATCCCGCGCATGGTGAAGCACGGTTTCCCTGTCAAGGGGCTGCGCTTCGAGTGGGACGATGCTGTCGATTACACGCCGGAGCAGCAGGTGGCATACGAGACGATGATTGCCGACCGCTACGAGGTGGACCCGATGTACTTTGCGGAAAAGTACAGCATGCCTGTGGGTGAACGGCGCAACGCCACACCCATGCTCCAGGCTGGCGGTGACGATGATGACGACGAGGGCAACAAAGAGCCGGACGACAAGAACAAGAAGAAACGGCAGCAGAACATTCACGGCGGTTTTTTCGACTGAGCCCCAGTGATTACCTGGGGCTGCACCGACGCTACGCCCAACTGTTAGGCGATGGGCCGCAGACTTTGTCGCTGTCAAAGGAGCGTGAGGAGGAGATACGCAAGCAGCTCTCCGAACTGTTCGACGGCATGATGCGCACGCTCTACTCGTTGGAGGGATCGCAGTTCCGCATTGAGGTGCTGGCCGAGCCGAAAATCCAGAAGTTCATCGATGCCCATGCCGGTGTGCTGGACTCCACTTTCAAAAAGGTGGAGATGTCCGATGCCATGCGCAAGCGGCTCCAGCGGTCGGACTACATATTCTCCGGCATGAAAACATTCCATGAGTTGAACGAGGCGTTCCCGTCCTTGCTGGATTCTAACGGCAATAGAAAGACATTCGAAGCCTTTTTGAATGATGTTAGAAAGATAGACAAGACCTACAACTCCAACTACCTCCGTGCGGAGTACAACTTCGTGCAGTCGTCTGCGGAGATGGCTGGCAAATGGGAGCGGTTCTCGGAGGACGGCGACCGATACAACCTTCAGTACCGCACGGCTGGCGATGGCAAGGTGCGCCCGGAACACGCTGCGCTTAACGGAGTGACGCTTCCACCCTCTGACCCGTTCTGGGAGGAGTACTATCCGCCCAACGGCTGGAACTGCCGCTGTACCGTAGTACAGGTTCGCAGGTCGAAATATCCTGTCACACCCCACAATGAGGCTATGGCATTGGGCGAAGAAGCTCTTCAGCGTGACACAAAGGGTATCTTCCATTTCAATCCAGGAAAGGAAGACAAGACCGTACCCGACTACAACCCCTACACTATTCGCCAGTGTCGTGACTGCGATGTCGCTAAGGGAAAGTTGAAACTGACTTTCGTGCCGGACAATGAGTTATGTGCCGCTTGTCGTTTTCTTCATGAATGCGTTGGCAATCGTGAAAAGACACAAGCTGCAATCTTACGTAAACATTATATAGATAAAGAAATGGCTCCACTGCTTGATAAAAAAGTCCAGAAGCAATTACCGAATGGAAACAATATAAAAGTCGGATTTGACAAGAAAGGAAACAAGCATTTGTATTCTGATACAATGGCCAGAACTCGCCGTGTGAGTGCCGATGAATTAAAAGACATGGACATCATGCTTGATAATGCCATATATTTGGATGAAGCAGCACACGACCCTACACACAACAATCCATTTGATTACTTCTACTATTTCAAGGCTACGACTGCAGATGGACAAAGCGTAAGGTTGAATATCGGGCGAGAAACGCACAGAAGAAACGATGGGCGTATTATTGTGAAATACATTTGCTATTCCATCAACAATATAAACGAATAAAAGCATCTCAGGCGACCTCTTAGCTTGTTACGCAGTTCGGCCATTCCCTCAATGCTTTGGTGCAAAGGTAATAACAAATTTTCAAAACACAACAAGTTATGAACAAAATTTTCTCATTTCTAAAAAAAGCAACCGCTATAAGCATCTTATCGGCGGTTTATTGGTTGGTCTGTGCGCCTTGTCACCATGGGCAGCCATCTATTCTGCCATCATCGCAGCCTCAGGCCTCGAACTCAAAGACAAGCTTCACGGCTGTCCTTGGGACTGGATTGACTGGGCTTGCACAGTGCTCGGAGGCTTCATCGCAATGTTATTTTGGCTCATTGTGTAATATTCATTCATCTTTTGCACAGAGAATGAGTAACTTTGCAAACTGGTAGAGTTTCCCAAAGGCCGTGTGGTCTATCGCGGGTACAACAATGCGAACGCGAATGGCGGTGTCTCGAATGCGAATGCGAATAACGATGCCTCGAATGCGAATGCGAATGTCGGCTCGCGCCTGGAAATCTAACTAATCGGCGTACAACGATGGGGACGTGTCCCTAATGTGGAGCCGAGGGAAACGAGCCACAGCAAAAGCACCTATATTCAAGGTGGAAAGCTGAAACATCAAGTGTCGGGCAATAGAGTTTGGTAGGTCGGTAACGATTCGAAGAAGTTTGGCCCGGGGAAAGGAAGGCCCTTATCTTCCATCATAAAAAGAAGACCATGCACAGAGAAGGCTATATCATGCAAGAGATAACGTCCTACGGCAATATGTCAGAGGCGTTTGACCGTGTACTGCGTGGAAAGAAGCGTAAGAAATGCCGTCAAGGACGCTATCTGCTCGCACACCGCGAGGAGGTGATTGCAGAATTGACTGCCAAACTTTCCGATGGTTCCTTTCGACTCGGCAATTATCATGAACGCATCATCTGTGAGAATGGCAAAGTAAGACACCTGCAGATTATTTCCATGTACGACCGCATCGCAGTGTATGCCGTGATGAACGTGGTGGACCAGCATCTGCATAAGCGTTTTATCAGAACGACTGGAGCAAGTATCAAGAAGCGTGGCACACATGATCTCCGCAAGTGCATGCAATTGGACATGGAACGTGACCCCGAAGGCACACGCTACTGCTACGAGTTCGACATTAAGCATTTCTATGACAATACTAAGCCTGAGTTTGTCATGTGGTGCTACCGCAGAGTATTCAAAGACAAAATCCTGCTGTCGCTCCTGGATCATTTTCTTCATCTTCTGCCGGAGGGTATCAGCTTCGGGTTGCGAAGCTCACAGGCTTCTGGCAACCTCTTGTTGTCCGAGTACCTCGACCATTATCTGAAGGACAAATACGGCATCCGCCATTTCTACCGTTATTGCGATGACGGTAGAGTGCTCTGTGGCAACAAGCAAGAAAATTGGCTGGCACACGGCATTGTACATGAGCAAGTCGAAAAAATTGACCTTGAAATCAAGAAGAACGAAAGGGTATTCCCATCAGCGCAAGGAATCGACTTCTTGGGGTATGTGACATTCAACGGATCATACTCACTACTGCGCAAGCGCGTCAAGAAGAAGTATGCAAGGAAACTACACAAAGTCAAGTCAAGAAAGAGACGGCGGGAACTGATTGCGTCATTCTACGGAATGGCCAAGCACGCTTGCTGCCGAAATTTGTTTTATAAATTAACAGGCAAAAAAATGAAATCATTTAAGGATTTGAATGTCGCTTACAAGCCAGAAGACGGCAAGAAGCGATTTGCGGGTGCGGTGGTAAGCATCCGCGAGTTGGTGAACCTGCCCATCGTGGTAAAAGACTTCGAGGTCGGGGTCAAAACCAGCCAGGGCGAAGACCGCTGTGTCGTGTCCATCGAGCAGAACGGCGAGCCGAAGAAGTTCTTCACCAACAGCGAGGAGATGAAAAACATTCTCCAGCAAGTGAGTGAAATGCCAGACGGCTTCCCATTCGAGACCACCATCAAGGCGGAAACCTTCGGCAAAGGTAGAACAAAGTACATTTTCACATGATGAACAGAGTAAACGGAGCACAAGGGGTAAAGCTGCTTGAATGCACCAACCCCGTCAAAGGAAAATGGCGCGTCCGCTGGGACGTGCATAACAACGAGGATGGATCTGCCGACTATATGGAGGCTGAGTTCAACGGAAAGCCATCTGAGGATACCATCAAGACCATGGTGTCGGAATGGTTCAACGACCGCACGAACGAGACCATACTTTCTGGCTTCGTGTGGAACGGCATGAGCGTGTGGCTCTCTAACGAGAACCAGTTCAACTACAAGGTGGCATACGACTTGGCTGTGCAGTCTGACGGCAAGACATTGCCGGTCACGTTCAAGTTCGGAACGGACGATGTGCCATGCTATCACACGTTCAGCACCATCGAAGAACTGACGGACTTCTATACCAAAGCCATGCAGCATATCCAGGACACACTGGCTGATGGATGGAAGAGCAAGGATAATTTCAATTTGGAGTTATACCGAGACTAAGAACAATCCCTTCGGGGGAGGGTAAAAAAAAAGCCCCCGGCCTGTTAAAATAGTCGTCTCACTTACCATTTGAACATAAAGTACCACTCATCGGCACGACCGGGGGCGTAGACCCTCGCTCGCCAATGAGTGGCTTTTTTATGTTTAAGCGCAACGCCGCGCTCTATGATAAGTGAGACGGTGCAAAAGTACTAATTTTTTCTGAGAATGAAACTGATAGAGATACTGAATTTGAACAGGGAACTGCTGATTTACTTCCAAAAGGCTGGAATCAGGCTGGACGATGTGCAATACATCGACCTTTTTAATGAATACCGCACGCTTTCCGCACAGGGCGAGAAGGTGTCCTATATCGTGGCAAGGCTCGCCACGGAGTATGCCGTCAGCGAGCGCAAGGTCTATAACCTCATACGGCGTTTCAAAACCGACTGCAACCTGCTTGCAGTGTAACGTGGTGGCTCGCCCATGGGGAAGAGTTGCTGCAGTATTACCTTTGCACCGTTTTCAAATTCAAAACGGTCATGAACAAATACCATCAAATTTTACAGAAAGTGCTTGCCGAGGGCAAGTGCCAACAAAACAAGAAGGGGAGCATACGCTATCTGCTCAACGAGAGGCTGGTGCTCTCCCCTGCCGACCTGATCGACATCTTCGAGGGGCACGGCATCGCACGCAAGAAGTTAAGGAATGAGCTGCAGCTTTTCATGCAGGGTGAACGCAACGTGGAGAAGTACCGCGAGGTGGGCATCAACTGGTGGGACTACTGCGGTGCCATTCTCGTAAACTCCTACCCCACCTATTTTGAGAAGTTGCCGCCACTCATTGCAAGAATCAACCGGGAAAAACGCAACAGCAAGAATTATGTGCTGTTCCTTGGTTCCACCGATGCGGAGACAAACCAGGCTCCGTGCCTGTCGCTCGTCCAGTTCCAGATAGAGAACGGCGAACTGGTTGTGTCGGCTTACCAGCGCAGCTCGGACGCGAACCTCGGCTTGCCGGCCGACATCTACCACCTCTACCTCATGGCCCGGCAGATTGACCTCCCATTGAAATCCATCACGCTGAACCTTGCCAACATGCATATCTATGAGAACAACATCGCTAACACCCGGCTGCTGCTCGAAGGAAACGAGAACGTGAAATTTGAGTTGAACGTATAGCCATGAGAAAACAGTATCTTTCAGCACCGCTTCCGTTCGTGGGACAGAAGCGCATGTTCGCGCGTGAGTTCATCAAAGTCTTGAAGCAATACCCAGAGGACACGGTGTTTGTCGATCTCTTCGGCGGTTCGGGGTTGCTGTCGCACATTGCCAAGTGCCAGAAGCCTGGCGCCACGGTCATATACAACGATTTCGACGGCTACCGCAACCGCCTGCAGCATATTCCCCAGACCAACCATCTTTTAGCTGACCTCCGCAAAATGGTGGAGGGCATTCCCAAGCACACCTGCATCCGAGGCGAGTTGCGTGAGCGCATCTTCAAACGTCTGGAGCAGGAGGAGCGCGAGGTGGGTTACATAGACTTCATCACCATCACGTCAGGACTGATGTTCTCCATGAAATACAAACTGAGCATCGCGGAGATGCGCAAGGAGGCTCTCTACAACAACCTGCGCAAGACGGACTATCCTCTCTGCGATGACTACTTGGAGGGCATCACGGTGGTGTCGTGCGACTACAAGGAGGTATTCGCCCGATACAAGGATGTGCCGAATGTGGTGTTCCTCGTTGATCCGCCGTACCTTTCCACCGATGTGGGCACATATAATATGTATTGGAGGCTTTCTGACTACCTTGACGTGCTGACCATTCTTGCCGGGCATCGTTTCGTTTACTTCACTTCCAACAAGTCGTCCATCATCGAGCTTTGCGAGTGGTTGGGCAGAAACCCGACCATAGGCAACCCATTCCAAGACTGCCACATGGTGGAGTTCAATGCCACGGTGAACTACAGCTCACACTACACGGACATGATGCTGTTCACAGATGCCACCTGACGGCGTTATAATTCAATTCTGACAACATAAAAAGAGCGTTCCAAGCAATCTGCCAGGAACGCTCTTTCTGTTTGACATGGGGCAAATCAGAGCCGTTTTATGGCGACATACTGATATACCTCTATGGTCTCCACGATGTCCTCGTGGTCATGGTTGGTGATGCTCTGCGCAAGGTCAAGCTCTCCAAAGGTCTCGCCCTCCAGGTTGGCAAGCCTCCTGTGGATTTTGTCGGGCAGGTCGAACACCTCCAGCGCATCTTCCTTGAACGGACTGCCCTCACTGGCAGCGCCTGCCCAGTCGGTGACGATGTGGAGGGTTATCTGTGGCTCGGCACGGTACTCCACGCCGTTCACTATCGGTTTCCACTGTATCGGGCCGAACTCCACGAACACGGCAGGTCTCTCCCACCCTTCTTCCTGCTCGATGAACTCCACGTTGCGGTTCCACAGGTCGATGTGCTTTATTTCCGCTATCGCTCCGAGTTCCCTGCAAAGGAGGTTATAAAGTTCTTTTCTCATTTTCGCTTGATTTCAAATTCCACATTAAAGTATTCGGTGATGTTCTCTTCCACGATGTCTCGGACGGCCTTTTCCACTTCGGGTGACACGCCCAGGAAACGCCTGCGCGGTATCTTGATGCTCTTTCCCTCTTTCATCAGCGCCATGTACTTCCAGAATTCGGCCTCAGTGCTCAACTGGACGGTGCGCTTGTCGTTGCGCCACTCGCCGTTCTTTTTGCGGCCGAATGCGCCTGAAGTCTCGTAATACTTTGCCCAGAAGAAGCGTTTCATCTTCTTCGTCACCCTTATCTCGCCTCCGTCGTTGTGTATGGCCGCATACGGCAGCGTGGTGAAGAACGTGATGCTGTTCTCGGTGGTTCGGCTGGATATGCTCTGGCGGAGGGTGCCGGTGTCTATCAGTATGGAACCGCCCGGCCGTGTGGGGCTTTTCCTGCGCTGCCACGCCTCGCTGAAGAAAGCCTGCCGCTCGAAGTTCCTGTCGAACTCGTCGCCCATCTCCACCCTAATGTCGTTTAGGATATTGCGGATTATTTTCTGTATGTCCTGGTTCATCGTCAAAGTCGAATTTTAGAAACGTCTGTGCCTCTTGTGGCACTTCGTTCTTAGGGTCACAAGAGGCATTGAGGAGGTTGTAGAAGGTACGCTCACATATACCATAAACAGGATACACGTACCTTCGCCATATCTCGCGGTTGCTGATTCCGCTCTTGGCATGTTGGTCGTATATCCTATTTATGTCGGTGACACGTTTCTGGTAACTTGCTCCTCGCCTCTTTGCCATAAACTGTTTTTACTGTCTTTCTCTCGGTTTGTAGGGACGGATGTCGTAGGTCATCTTCGCGCTGACGGTCACTCTGCCCGTTCCCTCGCATTGCTCACATGTGTGCTCCCCGCCTGTCTCGCGGTCGTGGAGACGGCCCGTGCCGTAGCATTTCCGGCACAGGGCCACTTTGGGTTTCTTCTCTACTTCCTGTATCATGTCGTTTCGCTTTTAGGATTCTGTCATTCCGAGCGGTATGGGTTTCCACATTCCGTTCTCGTTCTTTATCTCGGCCCTGATGAACTGCTTGCTCACCTCAGGCTGGTAGCTTTCCTCGATGATGCGCACACCCTCAAGGAAACGCTCGTCGCCGGTGTCCTGTGCCACCTTGCGGAGCTGTACGATACGGCTTGCCTTCAGCGTTCCCTTGGCATCGCGTGCCAGCAGGCGGAACACCATGTTCACCAGTGCCTGTGTCTTGTCGTCGTTGGCAAGGCTGGCGATGTACTCCTTCACGATGGCGATGCCGTCCTCCACCGTGTCACGGTAGCCGTCGGTCACATACACGCCGAGCGTGATGCGCTTGTTGCCCTCGGAGTTGGTGAACGTATGGCTGCGCTGGTCGTCCTTGACCTTGGTCTTGAACAGGTCGGACTTCATCTCCAGTATGGTCTTGAAGTTGTCCATCACCTTTTGCTTGCTGTCCTTGATTTGCTCGCTGATGCTGAGGAGCACGGGTATGGAGTGCTCTATCTCCTCGTCCACGAGCTGTTTGTACTCTTCACGCTCGGCCTTGGCCTTCGCCTCTGCCTCTTTCTTGGCTTTCGCCTTCTGGAATGCCCGGTACTCGGCCATCTCCTCTGCCGTCATTTCAACGGTCTGCTTGTTGTTTTCTTCCATGTCTTTGTATTTTTATGGGGTTAGTCCTCATCATAGTTCTGCATCTCAGGCTCGTCTATAAGCATCGCCTCCTGTTGTGCGTATGCCCAGTCGGCCAACTCGCCGAAAAACTCGGCGGCCTCTTCACGCTCCATATTAAGGGAGGCTTCGAGGACTTGCTGTCTCAGCTCTTTCAGTGCCTGTTCCTGTTTCCTTTCCATATCTGTCAGCATGTTGGGGTGTTTGCGTCCATGCGGATAACATAGGCCACGTCCACCTGTGGTTTGACTTCCGTCTTCTTTGGCTTCAGTCCGCCCTTGCGCTGGATAGAGCGGAGCTTTACAGAAAGTTGCTCCAATTCCTCGTTACTCAGTCTGGCGAACACCTTGCCTGTGATACGTGGGTCCTGGCAGAAAGCGTTGATGCGTATCCAGTCTGTGGTGTCAATGCCAATTTTCTGCATGAGTTTCAGGCACTCGCTCCTCCGTTTCTTCTGCTCGTCCTTCTGGCCGTTCAGTTTCTCCAGCGCGTCACAGCAGTCGTTGTATTCTCTCCGGGTCATCTCACGGAGACTGTCAGTGCGATTCCAAGTGTACTGCAGCACGACCTGTTTCTTGAACTCCTCACGGCTGCCGTTATACGGCAACTTGTTGAACGCCGCAAAGAACCGTGCAAAATTGGTTACTTCCTGTGCCATGGTCATTTTCCTTTTACAAGTTCCTTGACTGACGCTATGGCAGCGCACATCATCATCAGTTTTAAAGTCTTGGCTTCTCCCTCAAATACGTTATAATCACATTTAATAGGGGCTTTGCTCATTGCCTCCCAAATCTGTTCCGCCTCCTCGTCCTTCTTCTGGTCCATCAGAAAGAGAAACGCATCATATTCGGAGCGATCAAACTCAAACACCAGTTGTACTTTCATTTCTTCCATATTCTTTATGTTTTAATGTTATTCGAACAATACTTTAATGCCACACGAACTGGCAACATCAAGTTCCAGTTTTGCGCCCTTGCTCAATTCCCAGCCCTGCAGCATGTAGATGCAGTCGCACTTCAAAAGCTGGGCAATGTCCACTCTCATGTGCTCCATCCAGTGAGCATCCTGCGAAACGCCATTTTCAAATGGGTTCACCGGCTCGTAACCTTTTATGGAGAGATAGCGTGCCGCATGGTCAAAGGTTGCCATACGCTCTTTAAGGTCGTAGTGGGCTATCGCTCCGCTGATATAAACTTTCTTCTTCATCTCAGTTATGTTTAGTTGTTAGACTTGTCATTATAAACCTCCACGGCTTTCTCAGCCCAGATGGTGTAATATTCGCTCACGTTGCCTGAATAGCGTCCTTGGCAGTAGGCTCTGAAGCCTTGCGTTCTCACCTTCACACCGGCTGCGTATTTCAGTCTGATGGCAGGTTTGCCGATTGGTTTGCCTTTATCCTCTTGGCTGACGAAAATGAAGGTCTTGCGCTTGAAGCGGTCTATCAGTGCCCTGGTCAGTGAATATTCCCACCCTGCTTCGTAGGCGTACTGATAACTGTCCACAATGATGAACTTGGCGCTCTTGGGCTTTGCCAGACGTTCTTCCAATGCCTTGATGTCACCATCGGTAATGATGCGGAACGAGCCTTGAACGTCAGTCATCTTGAATTGGGCGAGCCGTCGTTGCATCGACAGACCAACGCCCTCCTCCAAGGACACATACAACACGCTGCCTATACCGCAGAGCATCTTGGCAAACTGCATAACGAAGGAACTCTTGCCACTGGCACTGGGTCCGCTGATAAACCATGTATCGCCCTCTTCCGGCTGACCGAACACGTCTTTCCATTGTCCTTCAAATGGCAGTGCCTTACACTTGATATTCGCCACATCCTTGGGGCTGTATGCTCGCTTTGCCATATCACTTCTCCGTTTCAATAAGTTCAGACACAACAGCGTCCGCTATCTTTACCGCATACTTGGCAATGTGTTCGGCTGTCATTTCTTCACGTTCATGGTAAAGGGCTGGAGCCACAAACAATGCAGCCTTGGCCAATTCATAGCGACGCTGTTCCCAGTCCACTTCGTTATTCCGTTGTCGGCGATTCATCTGTATAACCGCATCCATATATTGCATTTCCATCTTCGTCATCATGCCTGTACTCTTTTAAGTTTCTCTATTTCCGTGTAAACTCGTCGCAATCCCCCACCCGACTTGCGTACCAGTGTGGCAATGTCCGCACCTTCGGGGGCGTTCACCCGGGCCACCACACTTGCCTGGTCTTTCAGGAACTTCTCGCGCTCCTTGCAGTCATCGGGTGTCACCTTGGAGTAGCGGTCGCCGTAACGACTGAGCATCTCGGTGTAGCCCACTTTCTTGCACTCTATGGAGCGGTTTATTTTGGCTTTCAGCCCGTCTGCTCCCATCATGTACCAGGCGCAGCATCTCTCGGTGGCGTTCCACAGGGCTTTGAGTTCCAAGAATGCCTCGTACTGCAGGTCGCCGGCCTCGTCCAGAATGATGAGCGGTGTTTCGATGGAGCGGAGATAATAGACCAAATCTTCATACACGTCGCTGTATCTGCCGTTGCCGCCGACACCAAACTCGGTGGCTATCTTGCGCACCAGTTTCAGTTTGGTCTTCACCTGCGAGCAGTCCACATAGATGGCGTTGCGGTGTCCCTGTACATAGTAGCGTGCAGTGAAGGTCTTGCCAATGTTAGGAATGTCGCAAAGTATCGCGCTCAGTCCGCTCTGCTGGCAGAACTCCAGCTGCTTGGTGATATAGTCGAAGGTGGCGGTGCGTGCCGGTTTCCATTCGATGCCTCCTCTAAGATTCACGCCGAGTTTCCGGGCGATGGTTATCCAGTTGGCCTCGCTCAGTGCCTTGTCGGTCTGGCCGTTCTTTATTGCGCTATATACCGAGGTACTGATGCCCAAAGAGGCTGCGTGCTTGGCATCGCTCGGATAGTTCGTGCGGTTGGCGGCTATCGCCTCCAGTATCCGCTTTTTGTTCTCTGTCGTTATCATTGTCTCACGTTATTTTAATGTCGTTATAATGTCATTCTAAAGGTCTGCCAATGGGTCTGAAACGTGGTAGGTCACTTCCATTTCCGACTTGCCATCTATTGGCGGAAGTTCAATCGGTGGCGGTGGTGCTGCCTCCTCATGGGTGGTCGGCTCTGCCTTGGATATGCCCACGCTCTGGATAGCGTTCTTATTGACGTAGGCGTTGAATGCCGCTATCTTCTTCTGCTGAGCGACGAATATTTCTTTGTCCTCATCTGTCTGCTCGGCATCGGCGGTGTTGAACGTGCCCACGTCTTCGAGTTTGTCAATAAGGCGGTCGTTCTGGAAGATGTACACGTCGGTCGCGTTGCCGTCCTCATCGGTCAGCCAGTAGGCATCCACCTTGTAATTATTCGGGGCAAGTCTTTCTATTACCTCGGTCTTGCTCAGCCACCAGTCCTTGTATGCCACCCTGCAGTAACTGTTCCTGCGTATGGAGGTCTCGGTGTGCTCTCCGATAAAGCGTGCCCACACTGATTTGTCCATTGGCTGGAGCGTGGGGTTCATGTTGGCTTCAAGCACCTGCCAGCGTGTCATGCCGGGATATTTCTTCTGGTTCGGGTGGAGGGTGCTGTTGAACTCCCTGATGTCGCATATATCGTCGGCAATCAGTTCGTCCCAGCTGTAGTACTGCCGGTCCTCATAGGTGTCGTTCTTCTCATCGAACACCTTCTTGGCCTCTGTGCGGTAGTGTCTGTCTTTGGCGTAAAAACGTCCGATGCCAAGGTGGTTGCGGTGCTCCACACTGCGCTTCTTGGCTCCGTTCATCGGCTCGGCATATTTCTCCTGCGAGTTCATCGGGGCGCAGAAGCGCACAAATGGGAACAACACGCCTGCCTTCAGGAAACTGTCTTTCCACTGGGTCATCAGGTGGTTCTCCACCTCTACCTGTGCAGGACAACCCCACCCTTTGCTTTCTATCAGGCGGAACATGGAGCGGAAGCAGTCGGCCACCAGGTCCACGTTCTTGTTGCGGTTGTAGGCATAGCCCACCACGCACTGGCTCGTAACGTCGTAGGCGTAGTATGCCTTCGGTCTTGCCTTGGTGTCCTTCAGCTTGCGTGGGAGGTCGCGGTCATCGAATGAAATCTTCGAGAACGAGAACTCGGGCGCATGGCGGTGGACGTGGGGCATCTGCTCGTGCATGAATGTGGTGTAGGAATTTTGCTGCTTCGCAATAAAGAGACGGGCATCAGGTCTGTTCAGATAGTTGGTGATGGTGCTTTCGCTCAGTGACTTCGGGTCTCCGTTCTTGTCAGCCCATTCACTTGGGTCGAAAAGTTCGCCTGTCTCCGGGTCGTACACGTCCAACTCGCCGCACACAAATGAGTTGTACATTTCCCACACGCTTGTATTGAACGGCTGGTTCGGCTGCACGGCTATCGACCATATAAGGCGCATTGTTCTGTAGTCCACCTTACGGCTCGCCTGGTTGCCGAACTTGCGGCTGATGAGGCATTGATAGCCATCTCTCTGGTACTCGTTCACCTTCTTGCGGAAACGCAGCATACTTGCCGGCAGTGTGTGTCCTGTCTTCATGCGGTAGCCTTCCACGGCTTGCGACATCATGCTCCAGTCATACTTCTGTCCCATCGTCTTTTGTATCGCCTTGGCGTTGTTGTACAACTTGATGCAGGCGTTCAGTACACTTGCGTTGGTCACATACTCCTTCACATGGGCATCGGTGGCGTGGTCGTGTCCGCACTGGTTGCGCCAGTCGTTGAAATAGGCGACGGCTGCCTGGTCCACCTCGTAGTTGGCATCAAGCCATGCAAGCAGCACCTCCATAGAGGGGTCGGGATACAGGGTCTTGAGTTTCTCCTGATAGGCATCGGGCAGACTGCTGACCGCGATGAGTGCGTAGCCGCCTCTCCCACCACGACGCACCACCTCCATTTTCTTGCGTGCAACGAGTTGACAGTAGTTGCTATTTGTCATAACACCACCGTCCACCAGTTCACGCATAGAAATGCAAAGTCTGTTATCGTGGTACTCCATAATTCGTTTCCTCTCTTATCTTAACGCACTTGCATACTTCTGAATAGCAGGTATATCACGCACCATCACATTGTCATAGTGGCGAACAACTGTCCCTTTGTGCAATACATCACAACCTCCGTCTCCCTTCTTCTGAAACTCCAACAACACCCCATTGGGAAGGTACTGGCGCATATAGTCATCTGAATCGTAGAGCGTTTCAATCTCCGGTATTACAATCATGATGATACCACCGCGCTCCATGGCGAGTTTGCGTATTTTACGGGCAAGGTCAGTGTTTCCACGCTCACCTTCAAATCGGAGTGCATAGTAAACCATACGCTCTGTCACCTTCAACGAGGCCATTATGAACTCGCGGTCTTCTTTCTTAATGTGAATATACCTTTTCATGTCTCACTTGTTTTGATGTTATACATATTGTGGAGTGTGGGGAGTCGAACCCCATGGCTGTCCTACGCTCTTCGCTTTCGCATATTCCAACTTTCCGGCCACTGCAACCGTGCCACTCCTGCGGTCTTTCCCGCCATCATCCGAGGCAAGCCCTTACCGACTATCCAGTGCGGTGGCTGACTATCCAGTGCAGCACTCAGGGCTTCCGTGTTATCCTTCAATCTTTTTACCCTCGGCTATCTCACTCAGGAACCGGCAGTACATATTGCGCAAATCCTGCTTTTCCTCTACCATCCATACATGGGCAACATTCATCGCCTCGCTTGTGCTTCTGCTTTTCAGCGAACCCTCAAGGAGGTCGTGTTCCAGATTGTACTTTCTTGTTTCGATGGCTTTCTCTATTTCATCAATGCCGGACTCCTTGATGATGCTGCGCAATGCACAAAGCTCCCTGTATTCCATTTGGGACTTGTACATCGCCTCTGCATACCATCTGAAGAAGTAGTCGTAGTCCTCATTAAAGCAGTCGGTGTACTTCTCAATGTCTTTCTCCTGCCGTTCGATGATGGCATTCACACGGCTTTCAAGCCATTCTTTGATATTCAT